TGCACCTGCCGACCGCGATGCTGGACCGAATTTATTAAAGCTTTCGGAATCGTTCCCTTTGCAGCACCGGCCGCGAACGATAGCCTTCATAAGCGTGCGCAATGAAAATGCTGGCGCTGATGAAGCCGAAAAATGCTGTAACTGTCTCGATCATCGCATCTGTCCTTGCGCCCCTGGGGACAGAAACGACAGGCGGGGCCGCACAGTCAAAAGGATTTCGAACCGGCGGGAAAAATCGGAATCCGACTGATGATTTGGAGCAACACCGGGTTCCGAAAGGAGGGAGAAGGCCGGCTATTTCGGCTGCTCGGTCTTCGGTCGTGCGGCTTCCTGCGCGCGCGCTGCCATCATCGCGTCATATTCGGGAGTGCCGCGCCGCGGCGGCGTGCCCTCCGGCAGGCCGCCCATCCAGTGCGGCATGTCGGCAATCGTTTCGCCCGGCGTTCGGCCGCCGGCGCAAGCCGGTAGCGCCAGGCACGCAAGGCACAGAAGGGCCCATCGGAGGGCTGCGGAACAATTCATTTGGGCGTGGTGCCACCGCAATGAGGCTGCCGCCCAGCGCAATCAAGGCCGGGGCGCGGCGATTCCGAGATGACGATGGCGGGGATTGGTTGGCTGCCGGACAGATCAGGCAGCGTTGGTCCACACGATCATATCGTCCATGGCCGGCACGATCGAAGGGGCCGGGACGCTATCGAACTCGGCAAGCCGGTCGATGAGCATGCGCAACCGCTGCGGAATCTCGCCGGCCTCTCTGTCGAGAAGGATACGGAGCCGGTCGCCGATTTCATCGCAGATGGCGCGGCAGTGCCCGCTGTCTATCTGCAACGGCAAGGCTTTTTGGCTCGACATGATCCGTCCCCGGTTTCGCGATTTTGGAGGACAATAAGCCTAAAATTTTAAGGAGCAGGCGCCGATTTCGGGCGGATTTTCTGGCCGGACGTTACCAGGGGTTAACCAGCCGAAAGCGGCTGACGACCCGCTTCGGCGATACCATCAGCCGGGAGGGAAGGTCAGCCGGTCAGGCGAGACAAGCAACGTAGAAAATCGCAACGCCAACCGCGGCCACGATCGACCAGATGGCAGGGTCCATGCCTGCGTTGCTGAGTTGGTCGGTTTCCGTCCACATGGCGTAAACTCCTAGCGGACGAGTGAAGCGCCCGAACTGGTGATCGCCACCGGCTTGCCGGCCTTCATGACGCGGGCGGTCTGGGTGGTGCCGTCGTCGGACCCGGACCGCGCCGAGATGCCGAAACCCGCCACCGCGATGCCGGCCACGAGGGCGACAATGACGATCTTGAGGTGGGTCGAGCGGTCTGCACTGTAAATGGAATGGTTCATCTGAAGCTCCCCGGTCGCCTTTTCGGCGTATCCTTGAGCGAGAGAATGCCCCGGCGACGGTTTCAGGATGATTGCGTCGGGAACCCAAAATGGTTTCGTGGGGTAGGAGAATTGTTTCGTCCGGGCCGGAAAATGGCGGGAGGCAGGGCTTGTGGCGCAACAAGCTGGGGTTTTTCGGTAGGAAGTGGCCGCTGCGGAGGTTAGGGTTCTGTGACGGGCCGTGACGAAAATTGGAGCCGCGCCGATGCCGAGCAATCTTTCGCCTTCAGAGCTGGACGACCGAATCGCGGTGCTCCGCGACAACATCCGGCAGCTGATCGAGCAGGCCGCCGGCGCCTCGGGCGGCCAAAACGAAGAGCGGACCGCCGACCGGATTGCCCAGCAGACGGCTGAGCTCGACAAGCTCGTCCTTGAGCGCGAGGAGCTGGGGCGGAAATAGGTTCTGGCTGGTTGCGAAGAGAAGAGAGGGCTTGATGGCGATCCCAGCAGAAGGCGAACGCTGGCCGTCCGCAAAGGCTTAGGCTGGCTCACCGGCCTATCGAGGCGGATAGGCCTAAAAGGGCTTTTCCCGACGTTGGCTCATCGGCCCGGAACCGGTGGAGCACCTGATTGGCCGGCTCGCAAAAAACCCGCCCTTCGCTGGGGGCGGGTTCTTCGATATACGACGAGTTTCACGACCATCGTTTAACCGAAGTCTCGAGCCCGGGCAAATCCCCTCAAACTGAAATCAGCCTTTGGCCGCATCAGGCCTTGGGCATCGTCCGGCTGCGCAAGCTGTTCCGTGCCGGCGCAAGTCGCGTCCTCTTCCAGCTCGCGACAGGCGGCGGTAAGACGGTGCTTTTTTGCTACATCGCCAGATCGGCCCTTAGCCGCGGCAAGCGCACTCTGATTATTGTGCACCGGCAGGAGATCCTCGAACAGGTTTCGGCTGCGCTGTCATCGATGGGCGTGCAGCACGGTTTCATCGCACCCGACGCCCCGCAAACAGACGAGGCGGTCCAGGTGGCGATGGTTGCGACGCTGGTCGGCCGCGTCGCAGTGACGAAGTATAACTTTCAGTTGGTCGTGGTCGACGAGTGTCACCACGCCGTTTCGCCTCAATGGCGCCGAGCGCTCGACGCTTTCCCCGATGCCGATTTTCTGCACGTCACGGCTACCCCGCAGCGTCTTGACGGCAAACCTCTGGACACCTGCGAAGCGATGATCTGCGGGCCCAGCGTCGCCGCGCTGACCGCCTCGAAGCATCTTGTGCCGGCGATCGTCTATACGCCGGCGCGGCTGCCCGATCTGTCAGGCATCAGGACACGAGCTGGCGACTTCGCAATTGACCAGCTGTCGGCTGTAATGTCCGACCAGGCGCTGATCGACTGCGCCGTTCAAGACTACGCGCATCGATGCCCGGGCAGTCCCGCGATAGTGTTCGCGGTCGATCGACGCCATTCTGAACAAATCAAAACCGCTTTTACCGCAGCTGGTTTTAGAGCCGCGCACGTCGACGGCGAAACACCCCATGGTGAGCGCAGGCGACTGATACGCGGCCTCGGTTCGGAAATTGAAGTCCTATGCAACTGCAATTTGCTTGGCGAAGGCGTCGACGTCCCGGTCCTAGCGGCGGCGATCCTGCTGCGGCCGACGCAAAGCCTGGTATTGCATCAGCAGCAAATAGGCAGGGTACTGCGCAGCTCTCCCGGTAAAGATCGCGCGATCGTGCTCGATCACGCCGGCAACGTCTTGAAGCATGGTCTTCCTGACGAGCCGCACCGCTGGAGTCTGCAGGGTATCCCGCGCTCAAAGCAAAGCCGGCGGTATGATCTTCGACGGTGCGAGGCCTGCAGCGCCGTGAACCGGCCCGGCCCGTTTTGCGCTATCTGCGCCGCCCCGCCCAGGCCTGCCGCGGCCGATTCTCTCGAACTATGGCGAGAGCTGACAAGCACGCCCGGCCTTGCCACCGAACTGCGGCGGATGAGCTATTCGCAAGTGGTCGCATGGTCGGACACGCCGGCGCGAGCGAAAATTGTTGAGATGGCCCGCGGCTTCAAACCGGGCTGGGCTTGGCATCGCGCGCGCGAGCTCGAGGCGCGGACAACGGCATGAACGAAGATGTGGTCTCACTCGACGACGAACGCCGGCGGAAGGCCGACGCGCAGCATGTCGTCGCGGAAGTCGGCCGGAACACCGGTGTGCTGACCCAAGACGGCATCGCGGGGATCTTCGCCAGGCGCTACGCCGATCGCCTCCGATATTGCCACAGCACCCGATCATGGTTCGAGTTCGACGGCGCCCGCTGGCGTCGGGACGAGATCAATCGCGCCTTCGAATTTGTTCGGCAGATCGCGCGCGAGGTGAGTGAGGGAAAGGAACTCAAGGAGCTAAAGGAATTTCGCAAAACGGCGTTCGCGACCGGCGTCGAGAAGTTTTCACAAAGTGACGCCGCCTTTGCGGTGACCGCAGATTACTGGGATCGCGACCCATATCTCTTAGGCACGCCGGAAGGCACCGTTGACCTTCGAACCGGGGCCTTGCGGCCGAGCGCGCCGTCAGAGGGGATCACGAAAGCAACTGCGGTGGCGCCGAGCGCGCGCAACGATTGCCCGGTTTGGGAGTGCTTCTTGCGCGAAACCACGGGCGGCGACCGGGATATGGAGCGGTTTCTGCAGCAATGGGCGGGCTATTGCCTGACCGGCGATATCCGTGAACATGCTTTGGTGTTTGCGCACGGGCCCGGCGGCAACGGCAAGAGCGTCTTTCTGAACACCGTGGCCGGGATCATGGCCGATTATTCAACGCCGGCACCGAGCGACACCTTCACGGTCTCGATCGGCGATCGCCATCCGACCGAGTTGGCGGCGCTGTGCGGCGCGCGGCTGGTTGCAGCGAGCGAAACCGAACACGGCCGCGCCTAGGCAGAGACAAGGATAAAGCTGCTCACGGGCGGCGACGAGGTTTCGGCGCGCTACATGCGAGGTGACTTTTTCCGGTACAGGCCGACGTTCAAGCTGACAATCATCGGCAATCATCGGCCGCGGCTGGAAAACGTCGACGCGGCGGTGCGGCGGCGGTTCAATATTGTGCCGTTCCTCCACCGGCCAGAAAAGCCGGATCACAGCCTGGAAGATAAATTGCGGGGCGAATGGCCGGGCATCCTTCGCTGGATGGTCGACGGCTGCCTCGACTGGCAGGAGCACGGCCTTGTGAGGCCGCAGCGCGTGCTTGCCGCGACTGAGGATTACTTCAACGACCAGGATCTGCTCGGACAATGGTTGGCGACGTGCTGCGACGTCGAGGCCGGCAACGACCGCATGATGGAGACCAGCACGGCGCTACATCTGTCGTGGTGTTCGTTCGCAAAGCAAGCCGGCGAAAAGCCTGAAACGCAAAAGGCCTTCGTCGGCAACCTCGAAAAGCGGGTGCCCGATCGATACAAAAATTCGAAGGGCAGGGGCTTCAAAGGTGTCCGGCTCAAATTAAAGCAACCCGATTAGACAGACACATGGAGACGACGCAGATGCAGAAACCGCAACCAACGGCGAAGGCTGGACCGATGAGGACGCGGGATATTTTGGCCGCCGAGCTTCGAAAGGTTGCCGCGATAGCGTCGCCGGACAATGCGGCAAAGTATGAGGCTTTCGCAAATCGGGCGGCAACGGGCGAGTTCGATGACTATGCCGAGACGTATGCCTGCCCAATCACCCAGCTCTATTCGGAACTGACGGTCGCAGGCTTCACTAAGTTCGCCGCCCGCGTCGCCAACGGCGAGTTCGACGCCACCGCGGAAGAAAGTGACGAATGGGCGCGAAGCCCGTCCGGACAGGACGCTGCAAAGCGGCTCCCGTCAGAAATGCGCGAGATTTTCGGCCTGAAACTCAACAACTAGCGACAAGGGCAATGCCGCCCGAGATCGTGACGGGTGACACATTATGACGGGTTTTCCTATTTGACCCATGTATGCGCGCACAATCAAACCAATACTGGAAACCCGTCATGACCCGTCATCCCGTCATTGCGGCGCGCCTTCAAGCGCGCGTGAGTGACATTTCACGGTGTATTAAAAACCAGCGCGATAGAATGCCGGTCTCGCATGTTCGCCGCCAGCAAAGTAGTGGCAACTGCTGCGAGGTTGGATCATGAAGCGCAAAGCGTCACCACCGGCTGCCGGCGTCGCCCTCGACAAGGATTTTCGACGGGATCGGTTCGGACACAACAACGTCGGCGCCGAACCGCATTTGAGCCGGATCACGTACCTTGCGAGCGCGAAAGGTTACGTGATGGCCCGCAGACCAGGCGCAACGCCGTTCGTGATACCGGCTGCGCTGTGGAGCTCGTTCCCGCTGTTTCAGGAGTGGCGGAAAACGGGCGCGGCAATAGAAGCGGTCGCCGACGCCGATCGTACAGACGCCGCACTGGCGACCATAGCGCACCGGCCGCGAACAAAGGCGCACACGAGCGCACCTGTTCACCCCTCGGCGGCCGTGGTGCCGTGCGGCGTCGCGGACGCGCAGGGCTGGTCATGCTGCGGCAAGCCGGCGAACTGCAGCCGCACCGGTAGACCGCCCAGGTTATCCCAACTGCATCGCGGCGCCTTCGCCCGCTATTGCCAGCAACACGAAATGACATTCGACCAGGCGGAAGCCGGATCACCACGCGCATTGTAGAAACCGGCAAACCAACCAGAAGCATAAGGCGGGGCAAGTGCGAGAAAAGACGCCGATCGATATCGAGACGCTGCTGCTGTGGGCGTACCGCGACGAATTGTCGAAGCGGCAAACGTCGGCGGCCGAAGGGCTATGGGACCAGATGGCCGAGCAAGGCCAACGCGGCGGGATGGAGATCGACCGCGGCCATAGCGGCGGCGCGCAGCGCTACGCCTATATCGGATTGCCAGACCCCGACGCCCTGCTGATCGAAAAGGCCGCGAGCAGTCTCGAGGATCTTGTGATCGATTGGGATCGGAGCTTCGAAGCCATCGCGGCCGAACTGGCCGGCCTGGTATCGGTCAACGATGTGGCGCGACGAAATACCGCGCCCGTACGGAAGCCGAAAGCGAGCTGGGGCCTGCGCGGCGCTCGAGCGATACAAGCCTGGTACAAGGACGGCGCGGCGCCATATGTTGAACGAGACAGTCCGCGTGATGTGCTGTTGGTCGGCGGCATTCGCACAGCTGCGTTGGTAACGATGCACGCCGTCAAGGGCACGCGGCCGGACTGGATCGAAGAATCACCGCGACCGTTTCCGACGCCGGCGCGCAAGGGCACGAATGCCGCTATCTTCGGGGAGTGCAAGGGAAAGAACCTCTACAGCCTCGGCGCCTATTGCCCGCTGCGGTGGACGCCTTCGCCGATATCAATCCTTTCAAGCCGCGCCGACTATGTCGCATGGCATCACGGCCTGGCCACGCTGGCGCGGACGCTCCGACTCGAAAAGTTCGCACCATTGCCACCGAAAGCATCGTTAACGCCGTGGCGCGACTCCGTCGAAGCCATTGCCGGGCTGAAGCCGGTAATGCCGGCAGCAGGCAATAATGTCAGTGCATGGGGGACGCTACCGCTCGCACCGTTGCGCGACCGCAAGGGCCCGCCGCTGAGATCGGAAAGGGTAGGACCGGTCAGATATCCGTTAACTGAAAAGGGTGCGGCCTCTTGACTTTTGGGGGCAGATGGTTGACAGGCTGGTGATAGTTGGAAGTCCCAACGGAGAAACTAGCCCGCCCGGCACATCGCCGCGGCGGGCTTTGTCGTTCATGGAGCGATCAAATGCCCGACACGTCGTCATTGCAGTGCGCGCAAGCCGGCACCTCTATCAGGCTCCGCGGTGATATCGAGCGAATTTTGAGTACCCGGGACGCCGTAAACGCCGCAGCCTCTCGCGTGGCAGGGCACACATTCATGCTCGGATATCTAACACCCGCTGGCGTTGCTGGCGGGATCAGCGAAGCCGAACGCAACAACGGCAAGCCGGGGCAAGCGCCCACCCTGCAGAGCGCCCTCGGCGACCTGGACGGCGCAGTCGAGGGCTTGAATACCGCGTTGGCGTTGCTGGACTGCTGATGGATAAGATCCAGGTCCGGTTAAGCCAGTTCGAATCTCCGGAAGCATTCCGCGCTGCGCTCGATGCGCACCGGACCGCGCTTTCCGACCATCGCTTGGGCGAGCCGGATCAGCCAGCGCCGATTGCTAATGAGCTCCTGGACCGACTTATCCAGCGCGTGCCGGAACCAGGACCGGTCGAAGATCGCGGGCCCGATCGTTTCGAGATCGCGCCATATGAGATCGTCGACGATACCCCGCCGCCCCCCGCTCCGCCGACATTGGCAGAGCGCAAGCAAGTGCTGCTGATCGAATTGAACGCGGCCGGGCAGGCGGCGATCGACAAGCTGCTGTCACCGGCCCGCGCGCGGCTGCTGAGCATGGAATACGGCGACGCGGCGCTTAAACCGGTCAACAAGCGCACGGCCGCCGACAAGGCCACGATAAAGAAATTCACGGTTTTCAGCAGCCGCGCAGCTGAGATCAATCGCAGCGTCGCGCGCGCAGGTGTGTCGATCGAAGAACTGACCAATACCGATATCAACGACTGGACCGTCCCGACTTTCGAATAACCAGAGGATCCTCGGGCTCAGACCCCGGGGACCAAAGCCATGAATGCCAAAGCAGCGTCCGCACCGGGAAAGACAGCCAAACCGCCGAACGCCGGCAAGGGACGCGTCAAGGGCACGCCGAACAAGACAACCGCGCTTTTGAAAGAGGCGATTATCCATGCCGCGGAGGCGGTCGGGAACAACAACAAGGGCCGCGGCCAGCTTGTCGGTTACCTGAAATATCTTGCTTGGAACGAGCCGAAGTCTTTCGCGTCGCTGCTCGGCAGGGTGTTGCCGCTTCAGATCGCGGTCGATCCGGACAGCGCGGGCAACGTGATCTTCCAGACGGTCTATGAATCAGACCCCAAAGGTAATTGAACGCCGGGTTAGATCCTATCAGCGGGCGTTCCATGAATATCTGGTCGACGGTGGCAAGCGCGCAATCGAGATTGCCCATAGGCGATGGGGCAAAGACGAAATAGCGCTCCAGGCGACTTGCGAGCTCGCGCATCAGCGCGTTGCGTCATATTGGCATTGCCTTCCGGAATTCGAGCAGGGCCGCAAAGCGCTCTGGACAGCCGTTAACGCACACACCGGAAAAAGGAGGATAGACGAGGCGTTCCCGCCCGGCATCAGGCAGAGCGTCAACGAAAACGAAATGTTCATCCGCCTTAAGTGCGGGTCAACGTGGCAGATTATCGGCTCCGATCGCTACAATGCGACGGTCGGCGCCGGCGTCGCCGGTATCGTGTATTCGGAGTGGAGCCGCGCGAACCCTGCAGCGTGGGCATATCACCGGCCGATGTTGGAGGAAAACAACGGCTGGGCGGCATTCATCACGACGCCATTCGGTCGCAACCACGCCAAAACGATGTTCGACCACGCGCAGCGCAATCCGCAGCGCTGGTTTTCCGAACTGAGCAGCATCACGGCGACGGGCGCGCTATCGGCAGAGGAGATCGCCGAGGCGCTGGCGGAATATATCGCCCTCTACGGTGAAGATCTTGGCAACGCGCTTTTCGAGCAAGAATATCTTTGCTCGTTCAATACCGCGATCATGGGCACGTTTTATGCGCGCGAAATGCTCAAGGTCCGCAACTCGGGGCGGATTCGGGAGTTTGAACCGATCCCCGGCCAGCCCGTGCATCGCGCTTGGGACATCGGCGTCCGCGACGACACGAGCGTCTGGTGGTTTCAGGTTGTTGCCGGCGTTCCGTACCTGATCGACTGCTACACAAATTCAGGCTGCGGCGTCGACCACTACGCGGAGATTGTTCACGGCAAGGGCTACGCGCCCGGTATCGATTTTGTCCCGCACGATGCCAAGGTCAAGGAATGGGGCACCGGCCGGACACGCGTCGAGCAGATGCAGGCGCACGGCCTCAATCCGCAGCTGGTTCCGCTTGCCGGCAAGATGGACGGCATTCAAGCGGTCCGGACGACGCTCAAGACAGCTGTTTTCCATCCGCGTTGCGAAGAAGTCGGAATACCCGCGGTCGAACAGTATCGGCGGGAATGGGACGACGACAAAAAGGCGTTCAAGGCGAGCGAGGTTCACGACTGGACCTGCCACCTAGCCGACGCGCTGCGGTATCTGGCGCTCTCCTGGAAAAACGCGCCGATCATTATCGTTGAGCCGAAGAAAATTCTTTTGCCTGGGCAAGTGACCTTGCCGGGCCCGCCCGCACCGCGCAGCGGCGTCAAAATCAGGGTTTGAGCATGATCGATACCGACCGCAACGACGATGAAACGGAAGGCGCGGAAACCGGGCCAGCCGACGACATCGCCGAGGCCGGCAAGCCGAAGTCGTCGCGCAATTGGCTGGCGCTGATCGCCGACAGTCAGCGATATTTCCAGTTTTACCAGGACAAATGCGACGGGATCGACAAGCAATATGCCAACCTGGAGCGGTTGGCCGCCGATGTAAAAGACCCGGAATTTCAACTGTTTTGGGCGAATATCGCCGTCCTCGGGCCGTCCATCTATTCGCGCCCGCCGGTTTCGGTTGTCGTTCCCCGCTTCAAGGATCGCAAGCCGCTACCGCGTGCCGGCGCCGAGCTGCTGGAGCGTGCGACCAACGTCGCGTTCGACCGTGAAGATATCGATTCCGTCATGCGGGCGATCCGCGATGACATTACGGTTTCGGCGCGTGGCGTGGCGTGGCTGCGATACGAGACCAGCGGCAAGGGCGCCAAGATCACGGAACGCGTTTGCATTGACCATGCGGACCGCAAGGATTTTGCGCACGATCCCGCGCAGAAATGGAAAGAGGTCGATTGGGTCGCGAAGCGCTCTTGGCTTGCGAAGAAGGATATGCGCGGGCGCTTCAAGCAGTATTCCGGTGATGCCTATAAGGATTGTACCTACACCAAGCGAAAGGACGATGACGACGACCAGGGCGGGATGAAAGCCGGCGTTTGGGAACTGTGGTCGAAGTCACGCAACAAGGTGGTTTGGGTTTCGCCGGGCTGCGACATGGTGCTTGACGAATGCGAGCCGCATTTGACGCTGGAGGGTTTTTTCCCGTGTCCGCGCCCGGCCTATTCGACCCTGCAGCGCCGCACGCTGATACCCGTTCCGGACATGCTGTTCTACAAAGACCAGCTCGAGGAAATCAACTCGCTGACCGCGCGCATATCGGCACTGACCGATGCGCTTCGCGTCCGCGGCTTCTACCCGGCAGCATCCGGCGATATCGGCGACGCGATCGAAATAGCGATCAAGCGAACCGACGACAATCAAATCCTGATACCGATCAACAACTGGTCGGCGGCGTTTTCGGGTGGCGGCGGTGCCAAGGATTTAGTTCTGTGGCTACCGCTGGACATGATCGCAAAGACGGTCACCGGGCTTGTGGCGCTCCGCAAGCAGCTGATCGACGACGTTTATCAGATCACCGGCCTTTCGGACATCATGCGAGGCCAGACGGCCGCCAGCGAAACGCTTGGCGCGCAAAACCTCAAGAGCCAATACGGGCAAATCCGGATTCGCGACCGGCAGGACGAAATGGTCCGGATGGCGCGCGATATTACGCGGATCACCGCCGAGATCATGGCCGAAAACTTCAAGCAGGAAACGCTGCTCGATATGTCGCAACTCGACATGATGACCGACGCGCTGATTAAAAAGCAGATCGCGCCGCTGCAGCAACAGCTGGATCACGTTCGGGCCGATCTGCGGAACGCGCAGACCGATCCCGAAATTCAGCAGATGGTCAAGGCCAACCCTGACCAGGCAAAGCAGATCATGGTGCAGGTACAGGGGCAGGCGCAGCAGCTGCAGGGGCAGATCGAACAGCTTGGCAAGGTGCCGACCATTGAAGCCGTGATGAAGATGCTGCGGGAACAGAAGGTCCGCCCGTTTGTCCTCGATATCGAAACGGACAGCACGATCGCGCCGGACGAAAACGCGCACAAGCAGCGCGCCAACGAGTACACGACGGCTTTCGGCGGCTTCATGAAGGAAGCCTTGCCTTTGGTGCAGACCATGCCGGAAGCCGCGCCGGTGGCGGCGCAGATGATGAAATACGTTACAGGGCAATTCCGCACCGGCCGCGAAATGGAAGGCATTATCGACCAATTCGCGGATGCCATGGTCGCGCGCGCTGGTCAGCCGAAGCCGCCCGATCCGAAACTGGCGGAAGCGCAGGCGAAGCAACAGGGCGAACAGGCCAAACAGCAAGCCGACAACGCCGAACGCATGGCGGAATCGCAGCGCGTCCAGGCGGAAGCGCAGGCGAAGCTGATCGACGCGCAGAACAAGGCCGCCAACGATGCGACCAAGCGCAAGATTTTGGAACAGCGCGAAGCGGACGCGATGGCGGCTCGGCAGATCGAACGGGACGGCAAGATCGCGTTGACCAATAAGCAGATTGAAATTCTCGACGCGAAGCGCGCCGACGATGCGGCGCGGCATGCCCAGGAAATGGAAAAGGGCGGGCTCGAGATTGCAGCGCTGCAGGCGCGCGGCATAGTTGGCGCTGCGCAGGCCGTCGCTCACGCGGGAGTGCCGGGTTGATGGGATATCGAGAGAATTTCGCCAACATCGACTTTTCAAAGGAAATCCCAGCGCCGCGCAGGATCCTGCACGGACCGGCGAAACGTTCCGATCTGGCGTTTCCCATGGTGATTAGCGACACCATGGACCCGGTGGAATCGCAGGTTGACGGCAAGGTGTATGACAGCAAGTCCGCGATCCGCGCGTCCTATCGCGCCAATGACGTGACAGAGGTTGGCAACGATCCGGCGCGGTTTCGGAGAAAGGTCAAGCCGAAGATTGACCGCAAGCAGATCAAGGCCACGATCGACCGTGCCAAGGTCCGTGTCGAACGCGGCGAGCGCAACCTTTTCCCGGGCAAGTAGAGCGCTTCATGGCAGACGAGGCTGCGATCAGGTCAATCATGGACGTGATCGCAGCGGCACCCGATCAGCAGCCGCAAGCCGCTGCGCCTCCCGCCAAGGCGTCGTTCGGTTTGGGTGATACGTGGCCGGCGCGCATTGCCCGATCGATCCTGAGCGCCGCGACGTTGCCGGGTGACGTGTACCAGGGCAACGTTTCGATGACAGGCGACGACGGCCGGACAAATCCGGAAGTGATTAACCGCGCGGCCGAGCTCGGCGGGTTGATGGCGACGGGCGGCCTCGGCGGCGTTCCGGAAAACGCGCTGGGCAGCGGCCTTGCCCGAATGCGGATGGTTGGCAATGCCGATCTGTTCAAGGAATTGGCGAACCAGCGGCGCTCCGCGGGAATGGCAACCGGCAAATCGGCGCAGGGCTGGGACTTCAAGCAGCCTGATGCGCCGCGCGGTTCATGGGATGACCTGCTCGCACGAACGCAGGCGAAATGGGCAACCGACAAGTCGCGCGCGATCGGTGGATTCGAGGAAGCGGCCCCGGCCGCGGCCCCGAGCAGCCAATACATGACGCCGGCAGATTGGGCCTTCATCGCAAAGAACAGTGGACTCGGCGTGCTCCTACCAGGCGCGGCCGGCGCCATCCTCTCCCGGCAGAACGACGGAACTTAATTCGCAACCTCTCAGACAGGGAAAAGACACCATGGGCGATGTAGCAGCCGCAGCCGCGGCACCAGCAGCCGGCCAAGTCGCGATCGAACCGGCCGTTGCCATTCCGGTGCCGCTTTCAAACGAAAGCACCACGGGCGGCGGCAAAGGTGACGTTGTCGAACCGAAAGCGCCGCCGACTGCGCGCGAAGCCTTGAAGGCCGCAGCGGAGAAGGTCGCCAAGGAAAATCCGGACGATGGCAGTAAGCCCGGCGACAAGGCGGGCGACCCGAAAGATTTGAGCAAGGGCGCGGCGCTGGCGCGAGGCGAGGGCGGCAAGTTCGCGCCAAAGGACGGCAAGCAGCCGACGGCGGCGGATACCGCAGAAGCGGCACGCGTTGCCGCGGCCGCTGCGACAACGCCAGAAGCCAAGGCGGCGGCCGCAGCTGCAGCCGCAAAGCCCGGTGGCCAAGCGGCCGGTGCGGTCAAGCACGCCGCGCCGGAACGCTTCTCGCCCGATGCCAAGACGGCATGGGAAACCGCGCCGGAACCGGTCAAGGCCGAAGTCCACCGGATGCAGCGTGAGCTGGAAGCCGGTATCGAAAAGCATCGCGTCGGCGCGCAGAAATACGACACGGTAAAAGACTTCGACGAACTCGCGTCGAAGAACGGCACCAATCTGCGAACGGCGCTGACGAAATACGTCAACACAGAACACTTGCTGCGCACCAATCCGCTGAAAGGGCTGGAAGCGATTTGTAGCAATATGGGGTTTTCGCTGCGGCAGGTGGCGGAAGTCGTCATGGGGCAGGCGCCGGACCAGCGCGCCGCACAGTCCGACGGCGAAATTCGGGAATTGAAAGCGACGGTTGCCCGCCTGGAGCAACGGGTCGGAGGCGTGACGCAGACGTTTCAACAGCAGGAACAGCGCGAACTGCACGATCATATAGCGAAATGGTCGGCAGGTAAGCTACACTTCGAATTGCTTGCGCCGCACATTGCCGAGGCAGTACGCGACGGCGCGACACTGGACGACGCCTATCAGGGGGCGCTGGCAAAGTTTCCTGAACTATCGGCGGGCAAACCGCCGGCAACCGATACCACGCTGGCGGCCTCAGCAGCCGCGGCGGAAGCCTCGTCGGATCAGACCGGCAAGGGTCAAAGATCAATCGCAGGCGCTCGAAACGGTTCCGGCTCAGACCCGGTTGACCAGACGCGCCCCACCTCAATCAAGGAATCACTTAGACGCGCTTCTGCGCGTGTGTAATTCCGCTTTCTCAAAGAGGCTTCACAATGGCGCTTTCATCTACGGAGAAAAATCAGGAAATCTTTTCGCTGGCGCTCGAGGATCGCAGCTCCGGCTATCAAGACCTGGTTTCAAATTCGAACGTCCTGTTGTCCACGCTCAAGGACAAGGGTAAATGGGTTCCCTATTCCGGCCCTGCGATCCGCGAAACGCTGCTCTACACTAAGACCGGATCGGCCGTCTGGTACAACGGCTATGACAATCTGAATCCGATCCCGGCCGAACTGTTCAACGATGCCGAGTACCGGCCGAAAATGTGCGCGGTCTCCGTCGTTCTTTCGAACGAAGAAATCCTGAACAACATGGGCACCAACCAGCTCTATGATGTGATGGAAGCGCATATCGACGCCGGCGAGCGCGAACTTGTCGACGAAGTCGATATCTCGCTGCACGGCAACGGGACGCGGTTCGGCGGAAAAGAACTCGGCGGCCTGCAGCTCGCGGTGCCGACCGTGGTCAACTCAGGATCCTACGGCGGCATTCCGCGGTCAAACGCCGTCTGGCAAACCTACTCGTTCGACGTTCAGACCGGTAACACCGCGATCGGAACGCAGGTCACCAAGGACACTATCCGCCCGTTTCTCAATTACATTCTGACGAAGCGATCCCGCAACAAGTCGGCGGCGGACTTGCTGTTGATGTCGCCGGAACACTACGGCGCCTATGACGCGGCGACCACGCCGATTCAGCGCGTGGAAGGCTCACGGCTCGGCAAGCTCGGTTTTCAGTCGCTGATGTATGTCGGCGCCGGGCGCACGGTCGAGATTGTCCAGGACGGCGGCATTGGTTCGAACATGCCGGCGAATACCACCTACGGGTTGGATACCGACAATCTGCGGATGCGCTATCACCCGGAGCGGAATTTCAACAAGATCGGCAAGGCCATGATGCCGATCAATCAGGACGCGTCGATCAATTACATCGGGTTCATGGGCGAGTTGACCATGACCAATCCGCTGTTCCAGTGGAAGATGTCCGACTCCAACCCGGCGGCTTGATGCCCTCCTGACGCCGTGGCGGTCCGCCGCGAAACCATCCGCTGCGGACCGCCCGTTGCTTTGCTTCGCTATTCCCCGTCATTCAAAAGGAGCCGACTATGGGTTACGTTTTCTCAGATTCGCGCGTCGGTCGCCCGCCGATCGCATCCACGCTCGCCGATCCCGGAACGGCGGCTGCAGGCCGCAGCACGCCGGGCCGTTTGGGCGAAATTGCCCGCGCCTATGATCCGACCTATGGCGAGGGGGAGTTTATCTACCTTAAGGGCGTCGCGGGGACGCTGCTCGGGATGGTGGTCACCTATGACCAATTCCTGAAAACGACCACGATCGCGCCGGCAACGGGCGGCAATGGTCCGGTAGCGGTCGCCATGTCGGCGAACGTCGCCAGCCAATATGGCTGGTATCAGATCAGCGGCGCGGCCGTTGTTCAGGCGCCGAACGCGATGACACCTGGCGCGGCCGTGTTCATGCTGGCGGCGACGCCGGGCAGCGTGGACGACGCGCAGGTGAATGGCGAGCAGATCATCAATGCGATCGTGTCGACCACCACGGGCACGCCATCCGCTGGTTTCGGCATGATCCAGATCGACCGCCCGTCGCTGCAGGGCCAGATCGTTTAAGCCCCTGATCGAACTCACGACCCGCCGCGGTGCCAGATCAGGACCGCGGCGGCATTGCTGAAAGTATTATCCGGATCGCGGACAATACTTTTCCCCTCTTGCACCCTCTCTCAGGAATTTGAACCATGCCACAGGTCGAAATGAAGAGCGAAAACGACAAGAAGATCATTGTCACGTTTCGCAATCATCAGATGTTGATTGAAGGCAAGACGCAAACGGCAGGCCGCCCGATTTATGACGACCTTGAGGTTTGCGACATTCGTTTCCCCGGTGAAAACCGGGTTTGGGGTTGCTTCCCGGCCGATGAAGTCGAGCCGAACAGCACGCGCGAATTGAAGCACCCGATTACTTACAAGCAGGCCTTTTCCGCACAATACGCGCAGTTCAAATCGTCATTGCCGCAGACCGTCGCCGGCACCACGCTTGCGGACCTGCCTTTCCTGACCGAAGGCAAGCGCATGGAACTGCGCGCGCTCAACATTCACACGGCCGAACAGCTGGCCGGCCTGGATGGTGCAAACCTCAAGACGCTCGGCGTCGGCGGCCGCGAGTTTAAGACGCAGGCGCAGGCGTATCTCGACAATGCGAACGGCAGCGCCAAGGTAACGTCGATGGCGCTCGAAATCGAGCGGCTGCGGCAGATGATCGAGGGAATGCAGGCGCAGCAGTCGCAGGGGCAGCATCCTATCGGCGGCGCTGCAGCGGACGGCAAGGAAGTGACGCCGAAGATCGAAAAGCCGCTGGAGGAATGCAGCGACGCCGAGCTGAAAGCCTTCATCAAGGAAAAGACCGGTGAACCGGTACGCGGCAATATCAGCCGCGAAACGCTGCTCGCGCGCGCGGCCGAACTGGCGACCAAAGAAACCGAACCCGTCGGCGATTGACGCCGGCACATTCAGCGGAGAGAAGGCCATGGACATCGACAAGGTAACGTTCCGAAAACACGACGGCCTCGTTAACGAGGTTATCGAGGTTCAATTGTCCCCCGGAAATTTCGGCGTGTTCCCCGCTCACGAGGTTATCGCCGGCTCGGTCCCGGCGCAGACCTGGGCAGAACGCTACAAGGTGGCGTTTGACGCCTTCAAGGGCGGCGCCCAGCAGCCGTCGGAGTTGGCGACCCGTGCCGCTGCTGGCGACGCGCCGCAACTGGCGGCGCGCAACCTCCCAGCAAAGGAGACCGAACCGAAGGCCAAAGCCAAGGCGCCGAAGAAACAAGCACCGGCGAAAAAGGCAAAGCAGCCTGCCGCAAAGAAGAAGGCCCGCGCCAAGGCAAAGAAGTAAGCCCGCGTGACCGTTCTCAGCGCGGCGCAATCGGCAGGAATCAGGCTGCTGGCACGCCGGCCGGCCAGCCTGTTTTCCAATGATGACAGTTTCGGCCTTGAGCTCGGCGAGCTCGCGACCGAAGCCGCGACCGATATCGCCGAGTATTACGACTGGCAAAAACTCAAGGTGTTGCAGACGCACGCCGGCGACGGACTAACGGTCGCGTTCGATCTGGCGGCCGATTATGGCCGCATGTTGAAAGACGGTGAAGTCCATTCGCTCAATTGGCGCGGCCGGTCGTTCCGCAAGGTCGACGATGAAAACGAGTGGATTTATTTGCAGCAGACGACGCCGCTCGGTGCGCCCGGCGCGTGGATCATCCTTAGTGGACAGTTGCAGATTTTTCCGCCGATGCCGACCGGCGAACAGGCCAGCTATTACTATATCAGCAACAATATTATTGCCGATAGCGCCGCGCTGCTGGCGGGAGGCAGCGGAAATATCCTGATCGATGAGGACGGCAACCATCTGTCAGATGAGCACGCCGACGAACTGTCGGACGGTGTGCCGTTTCTCAGCAAGCCGGCCTTTACCGATGATAACGACGTTTTCGTTTTGCCCGAACGGCTCTTGACCCTCAGCCTGATTTGGCGCTGGCGCGCGCAGAAGCGGATGGAATACGCGGAAGATTTGACCAATTACGAAACGGCGCTGGCGACCGCGGCCGGGACTGACAAGGGCGCCCGCATTCTCGTGGTCGGCAGGCAGCGCAATCGGATAGACGCCGGTCAGCCGGTCTTTCCTGGGCGGATCAACGTATGATGCGCACCGCGCTACGCAAGCCCGCCGCGCGATCAGAACCGAAGCCGCGAATAGCGAAGCCAGCGAACTTCCCGGCGCCGGTCGGTGGATGGATTCGAAACCAGAACCTAGCCACGCCCGGCGCGCGAAAGCCGGACGGCTCAAAGGTCAACGGCGCTCATGTGCTGGAAAACTGGTTTCCGACCGCTACCGGAATCCGGATGCGCCGCGGCTCGCTGGATTTTGCCACGATCGGAAACGGCTCGCTCGATACTGTTTCGATGTTTTCCTATGTGAACGGCAACAATGCGAGGTTGTTCGCTGCCACATCCGCAGCACTTTACGATATCACCGGATCGGGCGCAGTGGTCGCGCCGGCCGTCGGCAATCTCAACAGCGGGTTTTGGTCAGCTGTTCAGTTCGCGACCCCGGGCGGCGTATTCCTGCGCGCCGTGAACGGCGTCGACACGCCGCAGGTATTCGACGGGACGAACTGGTCGACGGCGCCGGCGATAACGGGCGTCGACCCCCGAGCCCTGTCCTATGTCTGGTCGCACCAACGCCGCATTTTTTTCATCAAGCAGGACTCGCTGAGTGCGTACTACCTGCCGGCCGATAGCATCGGTGGTGCGGTGGTGGAGTTGCCGCTGGGCGGCGTGTTTCCGCGCGGCGGCTCACTGTTGTTCGGATCGTCCTGGTCGCTCGAATCCGGTGGCAGCGGGTTGTCGGAGCAATGCGTCTTTGTCACCACGGAAGGCGAAGCCGCGATCTACCAGGGGACTGATCCCAGCGTCGCGGTCAATTGGTCAAAGGTCGGCGTGTACCGGATTGGAAAGCCGCTCGGCGCAAAGGCGCATATCCGCGCCGGTGGTGACCTGGTCATTGCGACCGATATCGGATTCGTGCCGTTGTCTGCGGCGATCCAGCGCGACTATTCCGCGTTGTCGCCGTCGGCGGTTTCCTATCCGATCGAAACCGCATGGAATGACGCGGTTGCGTCGCGGTCCGCCCGCCCTTGGGCTTGCGAGGTTTGGCCGACAAAGCAAATGGTGCTGGTGGCCCCGCCGACGATCGACGAAACGCCGCAGATGTTTGCCGCCAATGCGCGGACCGGCGCGTGGGCGCCCTATACCGGCTGGAACGGGACGTGCCTGCAGCTGTTCGGCGACCGGCTTTTCTTCGGATCGACGGGCGGCAAGATCATCGAGGCGGAAGTGACCGGGACCGACAACGGCGTTTCGTTCACGTCGGTTTGCGTGCCGCAGTTCGACCCGCTCAAGACGCCGCTGAATATGAAAACATCGCTGCTGATGCGCGCCACGATCAAAGCGCCCGCACCGGTTTTACCGCGGCTTTCGCTGCAGAGTGATTTCACCGTCAACCTGCCGCCGTCGCCGGCACCGGCTGTTATTTCGGATGCGGGCGTATGGGGCGGCGCACTGTGGAATGAAAGCACATGGGGCATATCCGAAGAGCCCAACATTTACCGCGAGTGGCAATCGGTCGGCGGCAGCGGTTGCTCGATCGCCCCGGCGATCCAGATCACAAGCGGGAGCCTTGCGCCAGCGGACGTCGAGTTGGTCCAGGTCGAAATGACCTACGACATGGGCGATATCGTCACATGACAATCGTCACGGACAACCGCGTCGCTCTGTTTGTCGGTCAACGAAACGAGCAGGTTGTGATTCCGCCGTTCACTGCGATGGGCGTCGAACGAAACGGCGAGATCGTCGCGGGCGCGATCTTCCGGAATTTCAACGGCGCGGATTGCGACGTGATGGTGGTCGGCAATCTCGAAGCATTCACGCCGGCTTTCGTGCGGTCGATCGGCCGCTATGTTTTTGACCAACTCGGCAGCTGCAGGCTGTCAATGACGACGGATCAGCCGCGCGTTGTCGAATTGGCGTTACGGCTCGGCGCGAAAGTCGAGGGCATTAAGCGTGATGGTTTCGGCGTCGGCAGGGACGCAACCTTGCTGGGCGTGCTTCGCTCGGAATGGAAGTTCAAATGAGCATTTTCAAACCTGACGTTCAACAGCCCGTTGCGCCTGATCCCGCGGCAACCGCCAAGGTACAAGGCGAAATGAACCAGGACACTGCCACGACGCAGCAACTCCTGAATATGACGGACCAGACCACGCCGACCGGCTCGCTCAAATATGACCAGACCGGGACCAGCACTTACACCGGCGCCGATGGCAAGGTGCATTCGGTGCCGCGGTTCACGGCGACCACGACGCTATCGCCGGCAGAGCAGGCGTTGCTCGACCTGACCAACAGGACCAAGACCAACCTCGGAAACATCGGCGTCGATCAGTCGGCGAAGATCGGCGATCTTCTCGGCACCAATATCAATTTGAACACGGCGACGGAAGATAAGATCGACGCGATGGGCGCCAAACGCCTGGATCCTCAATTCGCCAAGAGTGAGGACGCGCTGCGGACCAGTCTCGCCAATAAGGGCATTCAACCCGGCTCGGCGGCGTGGAATGCTGAAATGACGAATTTCGGCAACAGCAAAAACGACGCCTTCAACCAGCTTTATTTGTCCGGCCGCCAGCAAGGCACGCAAGAGGCGCTGACCGAACGTAACCAGCCGATCAACGAGATCACCGCGCTCATGTCCGGATCGCAGGTTTCGAATCCGGCTTTCTCCAGCACGCCGACGTCCAGCGTTGCCGGCGTCGACTACGGCGGCATGGTGAACAACAATTTCAACGCGCAAACGCAACAGTACAATACCAACATGCAGCAGCAGAATGCGCAGATGGGCGGCATGTTTGGCCTTGCCGGAACGCTTGGTTCGGCCGGCCTCAGTTTCTTGAAGCCCGCCGCGCCGCTGATGCTGATGTCCGATCGGCGGCTGAAATCGAACGTGGTGCAGATCGGCGTCACGCGCCACGGCCTGCCCTGGTATGAATACGATATTTTCGGCGAGCGCCGGCAGGGCGTGATGGCGGATGAGGTTCGCAGGATCCTCCCGGCCGCGGTCGCGATGCATCCGAGCGGCTTCGATATGGTGGACTATTCAATGCTGGAGGCGGCTTGATGTTGGAAACTGAAACGGCCGCGCCTTTCGTTTGGGGCGGCGGTGGCGAACAGGTAACCCCGGGCCGGCTGGCAGCGCAGCGCAGGATCGCGGAAGCGATGATGCAGCAGGGCATGGATACCAGCCCGATCAGGTCGCCATGGCAGGGCATCAACCGCGTCGCGCAGTCGCTGGTCGGCACCTATCAGGCCGGCAAGGCGGATGATGACCAGGCGGCCGCAACCCGTGACGCCATCGCCGGCGCCGTGGCGGCTTACAAGGGCGCGCAGCTGGACCCGGCAGGCGCTGGGACGGTTGCGGCCGCGCCAGTGAACGCTGCAGGCCCGGCCGCGCCCGTTGTGGCGGATACCGAGCCGGGCAAGATTTACAGCAACGATGAGCCAAGCCCGCTTGACCCGCCGTCCGGTGCCGCCCGCGATCAGGCCATCCGGACCATTGTAGCCGAGGCCGGGAATCAGCCATTTGCCGGACAGACCGGCGTCGCCGCCGTCATGCGCAACCGCGCCGTCGATGGCGGTTATGGTGGCGATACTCTCCCCGGCGTCATTCAAAAGCCGAACGCCTTTGAGCCATGGAATACGGCGGCGGGCCGCGACAAGATGGCGGCGATTCCGGCCAACGATCCCCGCTATGCGAGCGCTGGCAAGGCGCTGGACGCGGCCTATTTCGGCGACGACCCGACGGAAGGCGCGACGCACTTCGTCGCACCGGCGGCGCAGGCTGCACTCGGGCGGCCTATGCCAAGTTGGGCGCAGGGTGACGGCACCAAGATTGGCGATCATGTTTTCTATTCGCCCGATGATGCACCGGCCGCGCGCGGTGTTCAGGTCGCGTCTGCCGACCCCGCCGCAATTCCGACTGCAGCGCGCCCGGCGCAAGGCTTTCTTATTCCCGGTCAGGACGCGCCCGCCGTATCACCTGGCGTTCAAACCGTCGCGCAGGCCATGCCGGCGCCAACCAGCGCGCCGGCTGCGGGCAGGCCAGGCGTGGATGCGATCGTTCGAGCGCTATCGAACCCGTTCACGCCGCCCAGCATGGCGGCCGGGCTCGCCGCGCAGATCAAGCCGCATGACGTTCACGCGCAGGAGTCCGACGCGCAGGGCAACATTTGGGACGTGAACCGAACCACGGGGCAGCGCACGATCGCGCTGAAACGCGATCCGACTTTCTCGCCGCCAAGCCGCGACACGGACGGCAACCTTGTGCAGCGCGACGCCACGGGCAAGGTCACGGTTCTTTCGGCCGCGGACAAGGCGCCGACCAGCGTTTCGGAATACAATTATTATACGAAGAACTTCGTCCCGACGCCGGAACGGCCGGCGCCGATGGGTTACGATACGTGGTCGACCGCAAAGGCGCGGGCCGGCGCGACCAATATCACCAACACGATCGGCGGCGAAAAGAAGGGGCTCGAGGAAGCAAGCAAGCTGGACGCCGAAACCGTTCGCAAGGGCCAGAACGATTTGATGCCTGCGCTCGACGACGCCGATCGCAATTTCCAGCTGATGCAGGCGGCGATCGACCGCAACGGCGGCAAGTTGCCGACCGGTGGCGAGCTTGGCAAACTCGGCTTGGATTGGGCGCGAACGAAAGACTACATCGCGCAGAATTGGGGCATCGACCTTGGCAGCGATCCGACCAAGACGACCAGCCTTGAAACCTTCAACAAGGGCGGCATCAAAGCGGCCGGCGACATGGCGAAGGCGATCGGCGGCAGCCGTGTGCTCAAGGTCGAATTTGATATGGCACAGCGCGCAAATCCCGGGCTGGAAACCAGCGACGCCGGCAACAAGTATCTGCTCGACGTGAACCGGCAGGGCATCGCGATCAAGCGCGATTTTCTGCAGGCGCAGGAGGATTTTTGGCGCAATAATAATCACAGCCTTGACGGTTTCCAAAAGCAATGGAACGCCGATCTGCACGCCAACCCGCGCCCGCTTTCGAGTTTCAGCGTCGCGCCACCGGTGCCGCAAGGCGACGGCTCGCAATTCGTCAAATTGCCGTCGACCGCAAAGGGCGGATACTCCTGGTATCGTCAGGGGCAGGACGGCATGACGCCGGTTGCGGACGCTGCGGTCGCGTCGCGGCTGGAGGCGAGCGCCGCGCCGCTGAAACCCGCAACCCCGGGACCAACGGAAAAAGTGATCGGCGGCAAAACCTACGTCAAGCAGGACGGCAACTGGTTTGAGAAAGCGCTGTAATGGCAGGCCCGGTCACTGATCCCGCATTGCTGGCGCAGCTTGAAGCGGCGGACCAGGGCGCGGCAAAGGCCGTCACTGATCCGCGGCTGCTCGCGGAGCTCGATGGCGGCGCAAAGACGGTCGCGCCAACCGAGGCACCGGCCGGCAGGATAATGTCACGCGCGGATGACATTGTTCGGGCGCTCGCAAACGGCGTCACATTCGGCTTGATGGATCGCGGCGCAGCTGCTGCAGGCGCCGCGACCGGTATCGGCGGCAAGTTCGGCGACTATTCGGGCAACCTTGAAGCGCAGCGCAACGAAACCGACGCGTTCCACAATGACAGCCCGATCACGTCGACGGCAACCAACATTGTAGGCAGCGCAGCGTTGCCTATCGGCGCATTCGGCGCGGCCGCGCGCGCTCTGTCACTTGGCGGCAAGTCGCTGCTCGGCGGACTGACCGGCGCTGGGCTCGGCGGCATTCAAGGCGCTGCGGAATCGAAAGACTGGACCGACCCGGCGCAAACCGCGAAAGACGCGGCAGTTGGTTCGGCGCTCGGCTTTGCGATCGGCGGGACGCTACCAGGCGCCGCGAAAGTCGTCGGGACCGGTGTCGAGAAGGTCGCCAATGCGATCAGGGGTAAAGCGGACGGCATTTCGCGGCCGGCCACCGGCCACCTTGTAAGCGCCATGGAAGCCGACACGCCGGCCGCAGTGCAGACGCAGATCGACCGGCTGGGACCCGACGCGATGCTGGCGGATACCGGGCCTGCCATGCTCGGCAAGGCGCAGGGCGCGTCATTGTCCAGCGATGAAGGCCGGACGATACTGCAGAAGATGCTGACCGATCGCAACACCGGCACCAATCAAAGGATCATGTCCGACGTTAACCGCGCGCTGGGACCCGCCGAGGATCCTCAGACGGTCACCAACGCGATCCGCGCGCATCGGGCGGAAGTCGACGCGCTGCACTATCCGGCCGCGCTCGACAAAGCGCCGCCGGTGGAAACCGCGCCTATCCTGCTGCAGCTGGACGGCATGATTAGGTCGTCGCCGGTTGGCAGCATGGAAAACAAGGCGCTGGGCAATCTTAAGGAAATGATGCTGCGAAAGGAAAAGCAGCCGCTGCTCGATGCAGAGGGATATCCACAATATGACCGGCTCGGCAACGAGCGATTCCGCGACGTTCCGGTTTCGGAGAACGACGCCAGCATTCTGCACAAGGTCAAAGGCGAGCTCGACAACGTCATTGAATACGACGCGCCCGGGCTTGGCGTGCCGGCCGGCGCGCTGCAGCGCCAGCAGGGCGCGCTGAAACACTTGCGCGGCGAATTGAACAGCGCGCTGGAAACGCAGGTCCCCGGCTATCTTGCGGCCAACCGGGCATCGGCCGCGCTCGCCCGCCGTGGCGAAGCCGTCGACCTTGGAACGAAATATCTCGGCGCTGGCAAAACGACCGCTTCGCCGGAACGCTTCACCGATGAGTTTTCACGGCTCGACCCCGGCGAACAGATCGCCTTTGCAAAGGGCAGCCGCGGCAATATCGAAAGGGCGCTGGGCACCAAGGCGAACGACCTGCAGGCGCTGCGGACCGAACTGCAAGGCGAAGGCGGATGGAATACCGTGAAGATCGGCACCGTTCACGGCGCGGACGCGGCGGATGATTTGGTCGGCACGGTCGATCGCAATCTAAAATTCCGCGACACCTTCAACAAAGTGGTTGAAAACTCGCAAACCGCGCAGCGCACGGCGGCGAAAGACGCCATGAAGCCGGAGCCGTCGACCGAAACGCCGTTGTTCAATCCAAATTCGACGGCGACCGGAATAGCGGTGACCGGCGTCAAAAGGGTTGCGCAGGCCGCTTTCAACGCGCTGACCCGATCCGACCCGACGCGATCCTATGGCGAGATCGCCGACATTCTTTCGGCGCAAGGTCCGCAGCGGGATAAATATTTTCAAGCGATCGTCGACGCAATGGGACGGCGAACGCAGAACCAGGCAATTGGGGAATCGGTCGGCGACAAGGGCGCGCTGGCGACGGCGATCATTGCGAACGCGATGATGCGCGATCGTAGGCAAACGCAGCAGCAATAGCGGAACAACCGACGACAAGACAAATCGCCATCCCCGGCCAAAAGCCGAGCGTGGCGAAAGCGGACTGCAGCGCGAATTTCATTCCAGTGACGAACGCCAGCAGCAGCGCGACGGCGACCAAAATCCTGACCATCCGTTCCCCTTAACCGATTTCCCGCAATTCCAAAAGGCCCCTCTTTTCCCCGGGGCCTTTTTTCATGGGGTAAGCCTGTAATGCCATCAGACGCAAACGGCGTGTATTCGCTACCGGCGGGCTATCTCGCAACGCCCGGGGCGAGGATTACGCCAAGCCAGCACAACCCGATTTTCGAAGATATCGCGGCGGCTCTTTCCGCGCGGTTATCGAAGAACGGCAACGCGCCGATGACCGGCCCGCTGCAGGCTTATGCCGGCAGTGTTGCAACGCCGGGCCTTACTTTCGACGGCTCGGAAAACTTCGGGTTTTTCAAAACCGCGAACGGCATCGGCGTGTCGATCAACGGCGTGCAGATCGCGGAATTTACCGGCTCCGGTATTCTCAAATCATCGCGCTATATCGGCGAACTGATCCCCTGGTCGCGGATCGCGCCGCCGCCGTTGAGCGTTCTGCCATTCGGGCAGACCTTGAGCCGCGTCACTTTCGCCGACCTTTGGGCGGTGGCGCAAGTCGAGATCGCGGCCGGAAGTACGTTCTACAATAACGGCGACGGTTCGACGACGTTCGGAATCGCCGATCTGCGCGGACGCGGACTCGCGGCCCTTGACAATATGGGCGGCGCTGCAGCCGGCCGGTTGACCGTTGCCAGCAGCGGTTTTCCGACCACTACGCTGGGCGGCGCAGGTGGCTCCGAAGCAATCGCGCTGGCGCTTGCCAACCTGCCGACCGGCATCACGTCCGCAAATACCGCGGGCGTCGCGGTCAGCGTGGCGTCGACCGTCGCCGACGTTCTGCGCGGTGGAGTTTCCGACAATTTCACATCGGCCGTCGGCTCCGGACAGTTCGACAACCTGACGAAAAACACCATCACGTCGACCGGGACGATCGGCATCGGCACCGCGGCCGTCACCTCAAACAACACCGGCAACATTCCTCATCAGAACGTTGCGCCCGTCCTCATCACCAACTTTGCCCTGTTTGCTGGAGCATAAACACAATGGCACTTAAGCGCCCAAAAGATGAAACGCGCGTCACGAGCCGAACGTCCGTGGATACGGTTTTGCTCGACGGGCCGACAGGTGTACGGAGCATTCTGGCGGACAATTTCCTTTCGTTCACTCCGAACGGGCTCGGCGCCGTCCCCACCACGTTTGAAGCCGCGCTCAAGGGCCGCGACGTCTACACGCCGGAAATGTTCGGCGGCATTCCGACTACGGCGATTGCGCCTGTGGGGAATGTCCCCGACAATACCGCCGCGATAAACAGAATGATTGCGGCGCTGAAGGCCAAAGGTGGCGGCACCGCGTTTTTTGGCCCGGGTGTCTACAAGACGACGGCCGGCGTGCTCGCCGACTACGGCAACATTCATATCGAAGGGGCAGGACCGGGCTCCACCTGGATTATTTTCGAAGGGGGGCCGGGGACGGTCGTTCAGGTTGGCGCCAACGCGCAGCAATACAATAACAGCATCAGGAATATCAGCCTTGGGTCGTCAAATTCGACGGACAATAAGGTTGCGCTCGACCTGATCGACGTTTCATGGTGCGAAGTCGAAAACGTAGTGATAGGCCACTACCCGCCGGGCACGGGGCTGTTTACCGGCGGCGGGCCGATTGCCGGCACAAACTGCGTAGGTTCGATCGGGCTGCGAACGAACGGACGCGATACCAGCCGCGTGCGGGGTCTCACCGCTGCAGCCGACCTGCCGCAAGTGCATAACGGAAACCCGAACAGCACCATCACGCTGGACAGTTGGGATTTTGTGGATTGCAATTATGAAGGGCACTTCGACGGGAGCAGCACCAATCCACTGATCCTTGTCACCGACGCGGCCAAAGTCCTGACGAACAACCATTTCCGCGGCGTGCAAAACTGGCAAGGCGGTACGGACGGCTTCCGGTGGATACAGACCGCCGCCGCCTTCACCTCCGACGGCCTGACGTTCTCCGGGATTAAAGCGGAACAGAACCCCGACTCCGTCGCCGGCGTGCTGGCCTACACGATCAACATTCAATCGAACCAGCGCATCACCGGCGTCCGTGTCAACAACAGCCTTATGGGGGACCGCAACGGCGTCAAGCTGCATGGCGTGGTGAACCCGCTTGTTGAAACGCTGACCTTCGTTGCGCTCAAGGCCAATCTTGAAGCGTTCAATATCGACGCGACGTGCGGGACATTCGATTTCCATAGCTGCTCTTTCCTGACGGGGCTTTTCCCGATCGCGATCTCGGCGCCGGGACTAAATCTCGTTCAAAAATCCGAAGTGCCGGTTGGTCTCGGCCTCAGCACCATCATTCCGCCGACCGGCCGCTACTCAACCGGCCTTACCGAGACTTTTTTAAGTGTCGCCGCGCAAGTATTTAACAACGTCGGCATTAATGCAGCGGGAGCGACGGCTGTGCTCGGAATGGGCAACGGCATCAACGTGCAGCTGCTCAGCACTATGTCGATTGCCGCGGGCACCAATGCGGCTCTGACATTTCAAGGAACGGACACCTATGTCGGCCGGTCGACGGTGGACACGCTGGCAAACAAGGGAATATCGCTCGGCACCAATGCGCTTTCCGGCACCACCGCGCAATTCAACGCGGCACTGACGGACAACGATTTTGCGACGCTGGCCGGCGCGGAGACGCTGACCAATAAAGTGTTCAACGCCGCCAACAACACGCTAAGCGGCATCACTACGGCAATGTTCGCCGCCAATGTCATTGACACTGACGTCACCCTTGCCGCGAACAGCAACACGCGCATTCCGACGCAGGCCGCCGTTGTCGCCTATCTCGCCGCGCGCGTCGCGGCGCTCGACGTGGTCGAGATCAAGGGCGGGATCGACTGTTCGGCGAATCCGAACTATCCCGCCGCCGACGCGGGCGCGTTCTACAAGGTCGCGGTCGCCGGCAAGATCGGCGGCGTGTCCGGTGCGAACGTGGAATCCGGCGATACGCTGCTGTGCTTCGTGGACGGCACCGCGGCCGGCACTCAAGCGGCCGTCGGCGGCAATTGGGTTATTGTTCAGTCCAATCTCGACGGGGCCGTTATCGGCCCTGCGGCCTCCGTATCCGGCAATCTCGCCACGTTCAACGGGGCCGGCGGAAAGGTGATCCAGGACAGCGGCAAAGCGCTGCCCGCGGGCACGATAGTCGGTACGACTGATGCGCAGGCGCTGACCAACAAGAGCTATAACGGCAATACTTGGACCGCAGGCTCCGGCACTCTCACGTTTGGCGCCGGCAAGACCCTAACCTTCAACAACACGCTGACATTCTCTGGCACCGATGCCAGCACGATTGCATTCGGTGGTGGTGGCACCATCGGGGCCACCGGCTACTCTGTAACCGGTCAAATAGCAGCGACCGCGACCAACGACGACGCCGCGGCGGGCAAGATTGGAGAATATAACAGCGCCACTTTGGCCGGCGGCGCGGCCATTTCACTCACCACCGCCACAGGCGCAAATGTCGTCACCCTGTCATTGGCGGCTGGCGATTGGGATGTTTGGGGGACGGTGTATTTTCTACCCGCCGCGACGACGCAAATAAACTCGGTTTTCGCGGGCGTTTCGACCGTCAGCGGCGCATATAATTCGACGCCGGGCAAATATTCATCGGTTTATTACGGTGGATCGGGCGCGATCGGAGGATCCTATGCCAGCGGCGTGTCACAGGACACGCCAATGACGCGGATTAGTCTGTCAGGCACAACGAATGTTTTCCTCGTAATAAATGCAAATTTCACCGTGAACACTTTGACGGCCTTCGGCGCCATCGAGGCAAGGCGCGTGCGTTAACTGTTTTCCGCGGCCTTCCCGCCGCTTCAGCTGGAGAAACCCAAAATGACCAAACTCGCTGCCCAAGCCGGGCAGGGCGGTGCCGTGCGCATTGCCTGCGTCAACCAGGCAACCGTTCCGCTCGGCGTGCCCTTCGACAAACTGACTACTGCGCTGCAGGCTTGTTACGATCAATTCTTCCTGCCGGTGTGGGGCTATCCCGTCACGCTCTACAACACGGACAAGCCCAAGCCCGGGGAATGGCAGTTCTATTATCTCGACACTGCCGACGAAGCCGGCGCGCTCGGGTATCACGATCTGACGAAAGACGGGCAACCGATTTCAAAGGTGTTCGTCAAGACGACGCTGGACGACAAGCAACTGGTCAGCGTGACGGCCTGTCATGAGCTGTTCGAAATGGTGATCGACCCGCTGGCGAATCTGTGGGCGCAGAACACTGACGGCAAGATGTACGCCTATGAAATGAGCGATCCCGTCGAGGAAGATACGTTCCTGGTGAACGGTGTCACCATGTCGAATTTCGTCCACCCGTCATGGTTCGAACCCTTCAAGCATCCGAAGGGAACGAAGTTCGACCACCTCGGCAAGCTGACCAAGCCGTTCAGCATGACCAAGGGCGGCTACATGATCGTGATGGCCGGGGGCAAGGTCAAAGAGGTGTTCGGCTCGAAGGCGAAAGAGAAACGTTTCGCCAACGAGGACCGCCGCGGCCATCGCTCGGAATTTCGCAAGCCGCATCACGAGCGCAAGTCATGATGTGGCCTCAGGATAACCAGGCCGCCCGGAATGCCTTTTATGGCGATCCGGGCGCGGGGCAAATCCCGGCGCAGATGGTGCCCGTGATTCCTCCGTTCGCGATGTACTACACGGACGACGCCGGCAAGGTTTCGCCCGTCAAAAAGATCATGTTCCACCGCAAGGCCGCTCCGTTCTTGCTCGCGGCCTTGAACGAGATTTGGGATTACTGCGGGCGCGATCAATCGAAGATCGACGCGGCCGGCGCTTCAAAGTATTTCGGCGCTTACGCTCACCGCTATGTGCGCGGGTCGACAACGAAGTGGTCGAACCACGCCTATGCCGCGGCGATCGATTTGAACGCCGGGCAGAACGCGCTCGGCAAGATCGGCAACATGCCGCAGTTCATTGTCGACGCCTTCTGCCGGCAGGGCGCCATGTGGGGCGGCTGGTACAAGAACCGGCCGGACTGGATGCATTTCGAATTCGTCGACAACGGCGGCCGCAAGCCGCAATCCATGCCGCCGATCATCGGCGCAAGTCCGGTGGAATCAGCACCTCCGATCGCAGCGGGTACAGCCAAGCCCTCCGACACGACGGACCGGCGTACCCGCATGGGTCGTGTGATCTTGTCATTCGAGGCTCGGCGCGACGCGCAGGGCCATCTGGCGGTTTACAAATTGCCGGCGAACGACGGCGGCGGGACTTACGAAGTCGCCGGGATCAACGACCGATACCACCCGGAACAGGCAAGCCAGCTGCGAACGCTGATCCAGGCGGGCCGCTTCGACGAAGCGGAGGCGACCGCGATCGACTACATGGTGAAATATACCGACGTTGCGGCGGGCTGGACAACGAACGCCGGCGTTGAGTTTTACTTGCGGGATTGCTGCTTTAACCGCGGACCAGGTGGCGCGGCGAAGATCCTGCAGATTGCGCTCGGCGTCCCGGTGGACGGTTCGGTCGGGACCGATACGCGCGAAGCATTGTCGAAGGCAGCGCCGGGCGCATTGCTCGATCAGCTGCGCGCCGCGCGTGAGCATTACGAGGACCAGGTGGCGCCCGGCCGCCCGAATCTCCGTCAGGGCCTTATCAACCGCTGGAACAAGGCGCTTGCGGAGGCGAAGAAATTCGCGGCCGAAACCCCGACAAAAAGCCAGACCAATATCACCGACGCGGCAAAGATCATCGTTGCCGGTGCTGGCGGCGGTGCCGTAGTTCACGGTGCCAAGGCGGGTTGGGGCATGTCCGAGTGGCTGCAGCTCGGCGTCGGCGTCGTCCTGCTGGTCGCCGTTCTCTATACCGTCTGGCATTTCGTGGTGCCGTGGTGGAAGGCGCGCAGCGCCGCCGCAAAGGCCGCCGTGGTGCCGGCGCCGGCAACCGTGGCAGGCAATCCCGGCCTGCCGACCGCGGTCTCAATCTGGACGGGGCAGGCGAACCCGCCAGCGCCCGCCGCGCAACCCGCCCCGACGGCACGCCGCGCACCGCGCAAGCGATCCGTGCCGCGCGCTGCGAAGCGGCGGCCCGTCAAAAAACATGCGGCGCGTCGCCGCTGATCGATCAACTGAAAAGGTGTCATCATGATTTACGCTATCGCTGCGCTTGCGGCCGTCCTGGTCGGCTTCTGGATTTTGCGCCCGGCCTATGTGCGCTGGCGCGACTATCTCCAGCACGCGCCGGAACTGCAGGACGCATCGTTCGGCACAAAGGTGCTTGTGCTGTTCAAGGGGCTCCGGACGAAAATGCTCGCCCGCTTTATGGACGGGCTCGGCGTCGCCTTGCCGACCATTAATGCGATCGGCGAATGGTTGCAGCCGGGCGGCGGAATCGACCTGACCGGCGTCCTGCCATCGATACCTCTGCCATGGGCAGAAGCCGGATCAGCCCTGTCACCCGCGCAGTATTCGCCGCTGGTATTCCTCGGGCTGGGCCGCCTGACCGATTATCTGCGGAACCACACCACGACGCCGCCGAACACGATTGATCCGGCGCTTGCCGTGCAGACGGCAGGCAATAGCAACAACGTCCAAGGCGATACACCGTCGCCTGCCTTGGCAGCGATCGTCGACCCGCGCGCGCCTTTGCCCGGCCCTGCGCCCATTCCCGCGGTCCAGGTGGCGGCCGAACCGCAACCCGCACCGATGGCGCGCGCTCGGCGCGCTCGGCGGCCGGTCAAGAGCAACCGGAAGAAGAAGGCCTCGAAGAAACGAAAGGCCAGTTAGATGGGCGCCGGATTTCTCGCATGGCTGATGGGCACCGGCGCCAAGGTGGCGCTGGGCCAGATCGGCTCTATCACCGGCTCGCTGGCGGACGGCTGGGCCGCCAAACAAAAGGCCCTGACCGATCAGCACGGCATGGACGTTACCGCCGCGACGCAGATCACGGTCGAAGGCTTCAAGACAGACAGCCGATTCGCAGAGCTCCAGGCGACGCAAAACCTTGCCGATCGGCAGGACAAGCGGACGTCATGGATTAGACCGGCCTATGCCGCGCCGGCGTGGTTCTATTGGTTCTGTGTCGTCCTGCAGGGCACGATGCCCGCTGTGGCGAAGTTTGTCGGGATCGTAATGTCGCCCTTGCCGTTTCCGTTCGACTATCTCGCGTTCGGCATTCCGCTGGCGATCTTCGGGCTTCGCCCGGTGGAAAAGAGTGCCAAGGCGAACACGGTAACCAAAGTGCAGGCGACGATCGCGCAGGCGTCGGTGCGGCCGGCGTTTCCGCAACCAGGTTAAATCGCGATGCCTTCACGACCGATCACCAATTATCTGGACGCGCGCCGGCTGGAATGGCTGGGCAGCGCGTACCTTATCTTGCAAGGGGCAACGATACTGACATGGCCGAACAGTTCCCATGGCAGCATTTTGCAAGTGCTGATCGGAAACATAGGCGCCATCCAGACGGCGTTGCTGTTCCTGTTCGTTGGGCTGGTCGGCGCCGTCGCGCTTGTCGTCAATGGCCGCTCGCTCAAGATCGGCCCGCATGTCCGCTCTCTCGCGTCCATCGTTCGCATGGTCATATGGGCATCGTTCACGCTGGCGATGTACCGAATCTCAAGGGATCAAGGGTTCCCCTCGCCTATGGCGATTTTCTTCGCGCTCGTCACGATCGCAGAAGCATACACACCATATCGGGCGGTTCTCGATGTCAGACCCGGTAGCTAACGCGTCGCACGCGCTTGCGGACTGGCCGTTTTGGAATGCGCTTTTCCTGGTAGCAGTGGCGTTTGCCGGAATTTATTTGCGGTTCCTCGGGCAGCGCGACAAAAAGGCCGGCATGACCGGCGGCGACGTGCAGACTTATTTGATGCTTCACGACGCCGCCAAGGATATCGCCACCATAAAGGGGCTGCTGGAGGATATGCGAAACGATCAGCAGTTGCGCAATTCGGTTGCTCATCCGCCAGAGCGCAAAAAACGGACATAACGAAATGAAAATAGGGGGCAACGTGGTGCGCTGGGCCGTCCTGGTCTTTGCGCTGTTGGCGCCGTTGCCGGCGCTCGCGCAAGCCGCGCCAGCGCCGACCGCCCATGAATTGCTGGCGATCATCAGCAAGGCAGCGGAGCCGACCGGGCGCGAACTGCTGGCGATCATCAACGAGCGCACCGCCCGAACCGATCAGCGGTTTTTCGATAACAGCAAGGCAATCGACGCGGCCTTGTCGGCGGCGAAAGATGCTGTAGCGGCTGCGTTGATCGCGGCCGAACGCGCGACGACAAAGGCAGAGGTTGCGCAGAATCAGCGGCTCGATACTCAGAACGAATTTCGCGGCCAATTGAAAGATCAGGCTTCCACCCTTATGCCGCGCGCCGAGGTGATCGGGCTTATTAAAGCCCTGGACGACCGGTTCGACGTTCGAATCCGATCGGTCGAAGATAAATTCACGGCTCTAAGTCAGCAGGTGCTGCAGGCGTCCGCCAGAGCCGAAGGCGCGGCGCAGACGTGGGGTTATATCACGGTCGGCATGGGAATTATTTTCGCGGCACTCACGCTGTTCGTGACGTTCCGCAATAGGCGTCCGGCGGCCTGATACCGCTCGGCAAACTGTAACCTTTCATCACAAGGAAAATCCAATGTTGAACACCGTCCGCTTTCTGGCGGCGATTGCGCTCGCCTGCCTTGCGTCGAATGTACATGCCGCGCCGCGATCGGCCGCCAGCGCAGCAATCCATATCCGCTGCACCATCGACGGTCGGCCCATGGCCGATTGGCGGGGCAATGCGGTCAGGTTCAAGGGTGACCGCGAATGGTCGACCGTGCAGGACGACGCGGCAGGGCCAATGATGGTGCTGCTGTGGGCTGGCGGGGCGAAATGCCACCCGGCACAGTCCGCGGCCGATCGACGGGAGGCGCGCAGAGTGGCGCGCGGGCGCTACGTCGCGGATCAGATGGGGATCGGCGGCGTTGCGCCGCGACCAGGTGCGAAGCGATGAAGGCCGCCGAAACCGTCGCTGCCCTCAATGCCCTGCGCGACCAGATCATGAAGGGCAGCGCCAGCGCCGATTATGATACGACCGAAGTCGTTCGCCGGCTGCGCGCGGCGGCCGATGCGGTGCAACGCCAGACGGGCTCGGCGCTTGAAGGTGACTTTGCCACCCAGGGCGGCGGCGGCAATCCGGCCTGACAGCGCTCTACAAATTCGACGGAACCGGCGTGTTGCCGGCAGTCGCGGAAAAGGCCGTTCGGCGTCATGCCGGGCGGCCGTTTTTTATTGCTCGGATTTATCGCGACCAGCTTCCCACAACTTTTTCGTCGCAAGGCTCGCGCGATACGCCGGGTCGGTCGCGTAGCGTTGCGCGAGATCCTTTTTATCAGGCCCGAAATGCCTGACCGGAATCCCGTTGCAGGTGACGGTCCACCAGCCGGACGGCCCATGTGGTTTGTCAGGCATCGGCACGACGTCATAGGCTTCATTGGGGTCGTCGTCGGTTAGTTCTATTTTCTGTTCCAGTTTTTAACGAGCGGCGGGACGCCTAGCGCAGACGCTGCGAATCCCAGAGCCTCATCGTGCTTGCCTTGCCCGATGCTTTCGGCCGCCGTGTCGAAATCTGTGAAAAGCTTGAGGTCGGTCTTGTTTTTATCTTTCTCGTGCCAAAGGTGGTAGTTCCAAGATCCGCCTATAAAAACTTCCTCGATCAGGAACGTTCCCTGATTGGTCCAATGGGTCACAGTGTCGGGCATCGCGGGATTATATCAGATTTTGATCCGAATTGCGCGCTCACCGCCAAACAATCTCGACACGTCCTCCGAGCGCCGCGACGGCGGTAAGCAAGACGTTGCGGCCGCTCGAATAATGGCCTTGGCTGCTTCTCGCGAAGTAAGTCCGGGAAAAACAAATGCGGTCAAGGTCAAGTAACGAGATGTGCAGATAGGCGGCGCGTTCTCGTATCTGGTCCAATAGCTGCTTCCCCGTCGGCTTGGGCTGCCAAGGTCGCCGGCGAAGGCCTAGCTTCGATCCCTTGCACCTGATGGATATCCAGGTGTGGCGCGGAAACTCCGCGATCAATTCGGCCTTGCTTAAGTCTCGCCACCGGCGCCGGAGCTTCGTTACTTCGTTGGCGGTCCAGAGGTGTTGAGCTCTGACCAGCCTCAGGTCTATGGCCCTTCGCTTGATCGCGATCATCGACCGACGGCGCAGCAGCTTTTTCAACTTTGCAAAGTCAGGATGAAACTGACGGACTAAATTATCCTCCTCTGCCGTCCAGACCCAATGGCCGAACGTCGTTCTGCCAGTGCGATTGATGCGCGCTAGATTGTTATCGGCGACATTGAGGCCGAAGTATTTGCTCCGCTTGTCCATGCCTTCAGCGTCGCACGGCTGCGCGCCAGCGGCACCGGGCGATCAACGCCGACGCCCGCAATCCACAGACTGACAGTCCCGGTGCCTTCCGATTATTTCAGTTTTTTCTTTTTATTCAGCTTCTCGCCTGGATCCTTTGAAAGGATGCGCAGTGTCGCGTCAATCATCCCGCGGATGGCCTCAGGCCGCGTTACCGGCGAAGCCTGCTTGGCAATCCAGGTATCGATGCCAGCGAGCTGATCGGGCTGCAGGCGGACTAGGATTCCTTCGCCGCGACCCGTCGCCGGGCGGCCACGTCGCTTTTTTGGGATATCATTTATTGACTTTGCCATAAATAAGGATATCACAAAAGCAAGCCGGAGGGAAGTTGCCACTTCCGCCCCGGCTCTAACCCCGACCACGGAGTCTACCCATGGCTAAGGCTGCTATCCTCAATAACACAAATCCGATTCGCGCTGTAGGCGCGTCAACCTCAATCCACACTTCATTGACGAGAGAAGCCCCGCGGGGCCTTGCCCGTCGCGCCTTCCTAACCGGCCTTGCCGTCGCCATCCCGACCGCCGCGGCCATCGCTGCGCCCGCGCTGGCGGCGTGTGGCGGCCATTCCGAAGTAGCCGATCTGATCGCCCTGCGCGATCGCTGGCGCCAGCTCGATGCCCAAACCTTGAGCCTTGAAAATCGCCTTGCCGAGCTCGAGGCCGCCTATCTCGCGGTCGTCGACCAGCCGCGGTCTGGACTCCTCATCCGCACCGCCGATTTCGAGCTGCTGAAGGAATTTGGCAGTGTCGACCGCTGGAAAGGCCAAACCCACTTCACAGTCAGCGACATTCAGGCCATGCGGAAACGTCGAGCGATGCGATACAATGATCGCTACGTCGCAACGGGGACGCACGGGAAAGACATGCCCTCCGCGCCGACGGTCGAACCGATCGGCACGCTCGGCATCGATTATGACGTTTACCGGACGCGCGAGCCATGGCCGCTCGCACAGCAGCGGAAGGACAGCATTGTCGCGGCGTTCGATCGCTGGCAAGCTGACAAGGTGGCGTTGCGTGCCAGCATGGGCGTCGACGACGCCGAGGAAGCCTTGGAGGAACATCAGGACAAGGTCGACGATGCCGTCATGGCGATGGTCACCGCGCCGGCGACAACGATCGAAGCGCTGAGGTTCAAGGCCGGGCTGATGGCGGAGTGGCCCGATGGTGGCGATCTGTTCGACGACTGGCGCAAGGTGGTGATGATGAAGGCCATACTCCAGGACATTAGCGCCTAAGCAAGGCGCGCCTGAAATGAAAGCCCGCCGGTTCGCGCCGGCGGGCTTTTTTGCTTGCTGCTTTGCGGCAGAAAATCGCCGCAGGTTAGCGAACATAAAGGAAACCGACTGCTCTGCCAGCCGCCGCGTGTGCGTCCGGCGCTAACGAGGTGACACCGCGCAACTCCTCCAAAGCGTCATCCAAAGTCGTAATTATTTCTGCGTGTGTGATCACTCCCTTGCGCTCGAGCAGTCTGAGAACGTGCTTCAGCGCCATCGTCGCGCCGAATGCTCTTCCGTCTTCGATCATTTGTTTGCTCCGTTCACTTTGCCGGCGGTTCGATTTTTTGCCGAAATCTACTCACTTCGTCTGCGGCGACTTCTCGGATTATGCCGTCAAGGGCGGCCTTCAACTTTACGACAATCCCCTGCCTCAGGCGCTCGTCAGCCGTCATGCCCTCTTGAGCAAAGTAGATCGCTAGGGCGTGAACGACCTCGGCATTCACCGACCGCCCGTTGCGATCCGCCACCTCGGCGAGCGCGTTTCGCATTCCAGCGGGTAGCCGGACGATTATTTTATCCGAATCCCGGTTGGTCGACGTGTCGGACCGTTTTTTCACCCGCGCTGCCATCTAGCCTTGTCCCTAGTGCCATATTTTGGTTGCCTTTAATATGGCACTAGGGATATATAAACGCCATATCAAATTTGGTGCGGGCTAAACTCATGACCCACAAGGAAAAGACGACCACGCTCCTGGTCCGTCTGCCGCAGGACGTGAAAACGTGGATTGAGCAAGAATCAGCCCGTAATTTGGCAAGCCAGAACAGCGAGATTATCCGCAGCATTCGGGCGCGAATGGAAGCTGAGCAGCCCAAGAGGGCCGCCGGTTGATGTCTCGCGGAACTCAGACCTTCAAGCAAGGCGACGTGACCAAGGCCCTTAAAGCGGCGGCGGCGGCGGGTGTTGGCGTCAGGCGCATTGAGATCGATCCGCGCGACGGGAAAATTGTTATCGTGGCAGGCCAGCCAGAGGCTGATTCTTCGTCAGCTGGCGACGCCAACGAATGGGACACCGTGAAGTGAAATACCCCAAGTTCACACACGGCTACGTCGACCAGCACGGGAAGCCGCGTTTTTATCTGCGGCGCCCTGGGCACGCAAAAATTCCGCTTCCTGGCCTGCCGTGGTCGCCCGAATTTATGACCGCGCGGGAAATCGCACTGCAGGGCGATGCCGGCAAGGTCGAGATCGGCGCGAAGCGCACTGTACCCGGCACGGTGAACGCTGCGGTCATCGCGTATGTCCAATCAACCGCTTTTACGAAGGGCCTTGCCAAGAGCTCGCAGAACGGTCGCAGGGCCATCCTGGAGCGCTTTCGCGAAGGGCACGGCGACAAGCGTGTCGCGCTGATGCATAGCGGGGCGCTGCAGATCATCCTCAATGGCAAGACGCCATCGGCGCAACGAAACTGGAGAAAGGCGCTACGGGGTTTCCTGGATCACTGCCAGTCTCTGAAAATGATCAGAACCGACCCGCTCGCTGGAGTGAAGCTGGTCAAGATGAGGACAACCGGGCACCACCCTTGGGAATCGGGGGAGTGCGCCAAGTTTGAAAACCACCACCCGCTTGGAACGCGCGCGCGGCTCGCTTACGAGCTGCTGCTGCAGGCCGGGCAGTCAAAATGCGACGTGGTGCGCCTTGGCCGCCAACACGTTCGCGCCGGATCAATGTCAATGCGCCGGCAGAAAACCGGCGTCGCCTTTTATGTTGAGGTGATGCCGGCGCTGCAGGCGGCGATTGACGCGATGCCGGCAAGCGACCATCTAACGTTCTTGGTCACCGCGCAGGGCAAGCCCTTCACGGCCGCCGGTTTCGGCAATCATTTCCGCGATCTTTGCGCAGCGGCAGGATTGCCGAGCCGCTGCACTTCGCACGGGTTGCGAAAGGCCGCCGCTACCTATCTGGCGGAGCAGGGGGCTACCGACCACCAGCTGATGGCATGGTTCGGATGGACGTCGATCTCGCAGGCTCAGGTCTACACGAAAGCGGCTAACCGAAAATTGATGGCAAAGGGCGCCGCGAAGCTCGTTTCGGGAACAGGCATTGGCTCACTCTCTGATCCCATGAGCCAAAACAGCGATCAACCCATTGAAAACTCAGGAGCTGGACAATGAACTGGCGATCCCAGCAGGATTCGAACCTGCAACCCACGGAGTAGAAATCCGTTACTCTATCCAGTTGAGCTATGGGACCGTTGCTGCCCTGATAGCACCGCCAATATGTAAAATCCGCTTCCCTGCCAAGCCTGAACCGAACCAATTTGCCCGATGGCGCGACAACTGCAGTGCGGCGGGCCTCCCGGTTCGCCCTCAACGCTCGCCATGAGCCACGGCCGTCGACCGGCACGTGGTCTGGACTGTCACGGCTATGTCGTCTGCGACTTTTTCGCTTCTCCGCTTCCCGGCCATCAGTCCGTCACCTTTTCGCGCATTTCTGTCCATCAGGCGGCGTTCGTCCGCTTCCAGGGAGTCCATCATGATCGGTTTGGTTCGCGCCGCAGCACTTTGCGCAACGCTGGCGCTTGGCCTCGTCTCGGCGCAGGCGGCGGATAAGGCCTTCAAACGCGACGATCTCGCCGATTCGGCCGTGAAGCTGGAAGCCCAGATCAAGAGCGAAGCAGGTCCCGTCGCCAAGTCGGCGGCCACGCTGCGCACCGATTCCGATGCAGCGTTCAAGCGCGGGGATTACCGGGTCGGGCTGCAGGTTCTGGGACAGATCGCCGCGGTCGCGCCGGAGGACAGCGGCAACTGGCTGCGGCTGGCCCGCACCATCTTCCAGATCCGCTCCGCCACATCAAGCGAACAGACTTTTCTGCTCGAGCGGGCTTCGACCGCCGCCTACATCGCCTATCAGCGTGCCGGCAATGCCGGGGAAGAGGCGGACGCCCTTGCCGTGCTCGGCCGTGCGCTGTCTGACCGCAAGCTGTGGCGTCCGGCGCTGGATAGCTTACGGCTTTCGCTCGACATCAAGGAAGTCGCCGAAGTCCGCGGAAGCTACGAAAAGCTGCGCGACGATCACGGGTTTCGGCTGCTCGATTACACCGTGGACTCGGATTCGGCCTCGCCGCGCGCGTGCTTCCAGTTCTCCGAGGATCTCGCCAAGCGCACCGACTTTTCGCCGTTCCTCGCTTTGGCGGGGAGCGACAAGCCGGCGCTGTCCTCGGAAGAAAAACAGCTCTGCGCCGAGGGCCTCAAGCACGGCGAGCGCTACAACATCAATCTGCGCGCCGGCCTGCCGTCGACGGTCAAGGAAAGCCTGCCCAAATCCGCCGAATTCAATATCTACGTGCGCGACCGCAAACCGTTCGTGCGCTTTACCGGCCGGGCCTACGTGCTGCCGCGCACCGGCCAGCGCGGCATCCCGCTGGTCAGCGTCAATACGCCTTCGGTCTCGGTGCAGGTGTTCCGGATCGGCGACCGCAACCTGATCAACACGGTCATCGGCAGCGACTTCCAGAAGGCGCTCTCCAGCTACCAGCTCGACGATCTCGGCAATGAGCGCGGCGTAAAGGTCTGGTCCGGCGAACTCGCCACTACTACCACGCTCAATCAGGACGTCACCACCGCATTCCCGGTCGACCAGGCGCTCGGCGACCTGCAGCCCGGCGTCTACGTGATGACCGCCAAGGCCAAGGGGCCCGGTTCGGGCGGCGATGACGATGGCTCGCTGGCGACGCAATGGTTCATCGTCTCCGACCTCGGTCTCACGGCGTTTTCGGGCAATGACGGCATCCATGTGTTCGTCAACTCGCTGGCCTCGACCGATGCCGTTGCAAAAGCCGAAGTG